CTACACCTTTACTTTCACCCAATCGAGACCCCGATCGTTGTGATACTGTGCTGTCATTTTTTCTGATGAGTGTCCTAACAGCTGTTGGGTGTTGATTCCCTGTGCCTCATACAGACGTTCGGACAGTGAGCGCTGCTCATGGAAAGTAGGCATTGTTTTCCCTCTTTCAATGGAAAGGTTAGTGCTATCCACTGCGAGTTTGAAGGAAACGCTAAGGCTGTTCTCGCCAACCTGATCGCCGGCTTTTACTTTCCCGCTGGACGTTACGTGGTGAAGAAGCCACGGGCTAACAACCCGATCCCTACAGCGCTTGATAACTTGTGCCAGGCTAATGTCCAGCACCTCACTGCGCAAACTGAGTGGAATAGCAAGTTTCACACCTGTCTTTAGCTGCTTAACGTGCAGGTATCCATCCCAAACATCTGAGAACTTCATTTTGGCGAGATCACCGCGCCTTTGTCCGGTGACTATCGCCAACAGCATGGAGTTTTGAACGTAAGGGGCCATATCGCTGGCCGCTTCAAAGATCGCTTGCCACATTTCAAAATTCAGTCGAGAGCGGTTTACTCGAGCAACGACTTTTCTGGTAGCTAGTGCCGGGTTGTATCCTGGCTCAACTTCGCCCGCATGTTGTGCTTCCCTGAACAAATCGATCCAGACGCTACGAAGCGTTTGTGCCATTCGTGCTTTACCTTTGGCTTTATATTCGTCGGTAATGGCTGCAAGCATTTTCGTGGTTACTTCCTGTATCCCAACATCAGGCATCCGTTGTGCAAGAACACCGACGCATGTTTTTCTCGATTTGAGCGTATTAATTTTTATTTCGTTTTCACTTAGTCGCTCCTCTTGTATCTTCAGATAACGGTCTATCCATACCCGCATCCGTATGGATTTTTTTGAATTAACCTTTTTATGATTCACCATATCTATGAGGGCAAACGACTGAGCCGTTTCCTGTTGTGCCAGCAGGCGATTAAGTTCAGTTGCGGCCTGACTGGCCGCATCCTGATCAGTGCCAAACCCGATAAACTGACCGGTTAAGGGGTGCCGGTATTGCCAGTAAGTTTTGCTGTTACGTTTATCCAATTTGCAATAAAGATTTGGAATATTAACTTTGTGATCACGTGGTCTGGCTGCCATTAATTACTCGCTCCATTAGCGTTTTAACCGCTTTCGGCATGCGGGGTGGTAGAACCGGCGATGTGATTAAGCCTATGAATTTTGCATCTTCATCTATAACCCATCGCCGACCAAGCTTTAGCGCCCTCGGGATCGTTTGTCCCGTTTTTGCAATTCTATGCAACGACGCTCTGGATGGCGGATGCTTAAACCCATTAGGACCGGAAGCCCAGTCTTCTAAGCTAACGAGCTGTCCCATGTAAACCTCCAGTTTGATTAATATGAGCCATCAAAGCCCGATAGGGTGATATTCCGATATCAGGAAACCTGACCGGGTAAATGCCGGAGCCGCCGAGCGCAGTTCATGGCCGTGGCCACGTAGCTGCAATTCCTATTAACGACTTCAACAGTGATTTTTGTGCCCTGAACCACGACGGTATAGGTCCGCTTCATTTTCTGCCGGCCATAATCGCCATAAAGCTCAACATGTTTTGCCAGCGCGGCATCGCACGCCTGACGGCCCAGAGGGGAGTGTCTGCTTCGGTTAATCAATCGCATATACATTCCTTTATCGGGAGAGTTTCCCCTCCCAATCTGGTTAGCCCACGTATTCCGGTTTCATGTCGTCCAGGGTGATGCGGAACTGGTCATACAGTTCATCACCGAGGTGGCGGCGTGATGAGGTCAGGGTGCTTTCTGCCTTTGCGAATAATGCTTCTGCTTCCGGATCCCCCGGTTTAGGGAGTGAATTTATGGCGGCCTCAACTTTGTTCTTCGCATCAACAAGGTAATAGCGTTTCACCGCCTTGCTCTTCAGTTCGGTATACAAAGCAGTACCCAGCAGAGCTTTCTGTGATTCGATGTCTACACGAATGGCTTTGGCCTGATCCACTGAGTTAGCTGTATCAATCCGGTCTCGGAGTTCGTCAGCAACAGAGTCAACGTTAGATGCAGGCTCTTGCGTGCTGGTGGAATCGCCAACGGAGTGTGTTATCTCATTCAGCGTGACTTTTTCTGTCTGCGCCGGGTTGATAACCCTTTCTTCGCGTTCGTCAATTTCATCGGCGGTATAGACCCCGAGGATCACATCCGGGCAGTACAGTCGCGCCCAACGTTTAACGGCGAGATAGGCCAGTTGCTGGCGGGGGTCGCTCGCCCACAGTGTAGAGTTGCGGACTTGTGCCTGCGAAAGCATCAGCACAAGCTCACGAGGTTCTGATTCTCCTTTGAGCGTTGCCCAGGCGCGGACGCCCACGCCAGCTTCATCTTGCAAATCCCAGCCCGGCGCGATGTAGTCGTTACCTTTGCCGCTGGTTTTTTTAATGAAGCGGCCAACGATATTTTCCCATGCACCAAACCATTCAAAATGGATCCGGTCTTTGGTTGGAGCCATGGTGTTAATTACCGCATTCACCAGTTGTGCTTCATAGCCAAGCACACCTGAGTTACCCACGATGAAGGTTTTCTGTGCCACTGCAAACGGATCCATACCCCAGCGCGCGGCCTGCATCACAACAGCCATGCACGCATCTGGTTTCCCACGATAATGCTCAGGCACGAAGTTTCCACTATTGGCCATTACTTCCGAGAGCGTGCGCAGGCGGTTGAACAATTCACCGTTCGTCAGGATAGAAACGTTGTCGATCTTCTGAGTCTGGTTTTCAGTAGTTGCGACTAAATTGGACATTGTTTTTCCCCCTTATGCCTGTACGCGTAGCGCTTCGAGACGGCGCACATCAAAATCGTTGAGTTCTTCGGCGTAATCCTCAGTGATTGGCGCCGGCCATTCGCCAGTGTCGAAACCGTTCGCGATCGCGCGCATAGCTTTGCGGTATTCCAGCATGCCGAGTTCCAGCAGTTCTTCGGATGCCTCGATGATGGCGATCCAGTGGTAGTTCTCGTCTTTGTTGACGAATATCCAAAAGAACTGGTCAAGGGCTGCGGTTTCGCAGTACATAGCCGCGCTCAGGTGGTAATCGCGCTCGATGATTTCCCGGTGCAGTTTCGCGCGTAGGCCTTCCTGCTTGATGTTCCACATGCTAATGGTTTTAAGGTCCGCACCGATGCGCAGGCCGCCCATGTCTATCTCAAGGTCAGGACGCACGCGAACTTCCAGCCCGGTTTCCTCATCAATGCCGAAATAGCTCACCTCGACGGCACGGCTCGGGTGCGACAACAACTTGCCGGCGGTCGGGTGATTCAACAGCGCTTTCTGAATGGCCAGCGCCGTAGCCAGCTGCTGGCGGGTAACCAGCACTTTTCCTTCCGGGTTCTCGCGCCATGCATCCAGCAGCTCGTCGGCAAACACGGCATCCGGTTTTACCGATTTCACGGCCTGAATCAGATCGGCCTTTGTGCCAGAGACTTTCAGCGGCTGCGCCTTCTGTGCTTCCTGAGCAACCAGGTCAGGGTTAATGATTGCCAGCTGTTCCAGTAAGGCATCGCGGCTGCCGCTGGTTTTCACCTGGGCGGGCAGAGTAGCGTTATATTCCTTGATGCATGCCTTCATTGCGGTAGCGGTTTGCTTTTGACCGTCTTCAATGCGCTGGAACTCAGCAGGCAAAGACATATAACCCTGGCCGGTTTCTTCAACTGATGTACCCAAAGGAACCTGGGCGGGCAGGGTCGCGTTGTATTCCTCCAGGAATCTCTTGATATCATCTGCGCTGAGCAAAACCGGAAGCCCGTTGTTGTATTCGTCGATAAACGCGCGGATCGTCGCAGTCGTGGTGAAAGCGCCTTCCGGGATTTCCGGTTCGATGCTGAATTCTTTTTCCAGCTGAGCAGGCTGCAGCGCCAGTGCATGCACCAGATTCCCCATATCCAGAACAGGGGAGCGTACCTTCTGGATGGTTTTGGATACGTGGCGCGCCTCGAAATACATCAGCGAAACCCGCGCATCTTTAACCATCGTGGAGCTGATACCGTTAGCGGCGTGGTAGACCTCATTTGGCACGCATTCATATCGACCTGGCTCGAAATACTCCGGCCATGCTGGCGCTGCTTGTTCAGCCTCTTCCTCATCATCACTGTGAGCATTCTCAGAAACCTGGCTTTTCAGCACTTCGGCGGTAAGATCCGGGCAGCGTTCAGCCAGTATTTCGCTCATGTTCACGGCAGTTGTTTGCGCAGGAGGCTCATCAGCGCCTTCGCCTGCTGATACCGCATTATCATTTTCGTCTTCGACCGGCTGAGCCGTTTCCATCTGCACATTGCTGGTGGTTTCCCCGGAATTAGCTGGATGTAATTTTTCTTCTGCAGCGCGCTGGCGCGCCTGGTCCACGATAGAAAGTGCTGGTGCTGGTGCTGGTGCTGGTGCTGGTGATGTCTGGCTATCCATCAGACCATCAATCGAAAAAACACCATTGCCCATGTTTGAAACTTCAGGCTGTTTGGGCTTGGTCAGGTCTTCGGTTATCCACTTCGGATCCGTGGGGTCACTGATACCTTCGACATATTCGCCACGTTCGGCGGCCAGAACCTGATTAGCGTCAGGACGTTTCTTTTGAGCTTCTTTCACCAGTTCGGTGCCAATTACCTGAAAGTCAGTTGGGAGAGTTTCCAGGTCAGGCACACCTTCATCTCCATCGATAGCCTTTTTCACAGCGTCCAGAGTGACGGCGGCAGATGAAACATGACCAGCTTTTTCAAGCGTCTCAGCAGAAGGGGCGTCATGCTTATGCTCGGTCAGGTTCGCATTGATATAGGTCTGCAGACTTACCGGGAAATGATGAATATCGCTGGTGGCGCCACGAATAAGGGCAAAAATCGCTGCGCGGGAATAATCCAGGATGCCTGCGACCTTGCGCAGCGCCGCCGACCATTCCTTGAACGGACTTTCTTTCTTCTGGACGATCTCTTTGGCCCGGCGGTGAATTGATGCCGGGAAATTGTAGATATCGAAATCCATTGGCATTGTGGCCAGGGCTATTTCTACATCGAGCGTATCAAGGGTATGGGTGTAGTCAGGATTGCGATCAGTTTTATTACCGCCGCCAGCATTAGTTCCTGCATCAGTTTTCAAAACCGAAGAAATGCAGTTACCGGCAGCCCATTCCCTAGTGAGAATGCCGCGGTCGATTGCGTTCGTGGCGAACCACAGCTTTGCAAACTGGATACGCTTGCCGAGCTCATGCCGTTTCCCTTCGGGGAAGACTTTTTTATTTGCACTTGTGAATTTCCAGAGTGCCGGCATATCGTATTTTTTGATTTCAGGGATATTCTCGGCGGCCAGAATCAGATCCTGGACGGCTGCGTTATCAGTGTCCATTTCAAGAATGGACAGCTCCTGCCGGTGAGGCATGCTGATATGATAAACGTGACGTTCTTCGGCCATATACTGCGCCAACAGCTGAGCGCGAAAGGGGAGTTCTGCCACGTTAAAAAGCGCGCTCGAATCGTCCTGGTATTCATCGCTACCGAAAGTATCCACGGTCTCACCTTGTGCCGCATCGCCAGTAGTATTGGCATCAACCAGCTCGCCACTAACGGGTTCAACGGATACTCCAGCATCATTGATGTAATGATCCGCAGGCACCTGACCTGGCTTCAGAGCCCAGGTGCGACCATCATCGCCGAGCTGGTAGCGCTCGCACCATGAGTAATCGAGAACACCTTCCGCCGGCAGGTCATTGAAAACCGGGAAATCGGTGCGAATTGGTTTTTGATAATCCTTACCGCGGCCTGTTTCGATCCCAGCGTCTTCCAGATCGACGTCCAGCTGTAGAAGGGCGCGAGCTTCTGATTTATTAGTGCGCCAGATTACGGCATCAGCTTTACCCGATTTTTGAGTCGCTTTTATCAGATAAAAATATTCCATGTGATAGCCTCTATTTTGGATGTAGAATCCCCCGGGCCATTGGTAGCGCCCATTCAGGGTGGTCATTGGTTTTGGTAATTTCCGGTGTAACTTTGGTCGGTGGCACCGGACGTACAGCCCGCTTCGGCGGGTTTACGTTAGCCCTCGTGCGCCATCTGGTCGTAAGAGGCGCAACGTTCAGAGCAGTACTCTTTTTCTTTCCGTGCGAGCTGGTTCCCCTGGAGGTACAACAGGGTGCTTACCACTGGTTTTCCCTCGATTGCTTTACGGCAGTAACCGCATTTCTTCTGCATTCTTCCCCCTACATTTGCACCGTGAACCCGGCCGGATGCTCGTCCAGTACACCTTTCAGCGGATAACATTCGGCTTTCACGTGTTGCTCTTCTGCAACTGCCTTGCAGTCATTCTCAGTGTCGTAAACGCCGAGCAGGACATCCTGATTACCGCCCGTCAGCATGCTGACGGTAAGAACTAGGGCGAACATCGTGCTCATGAAGGGTCTCCTTTTTGCGCGAGCATGTAGCACACCCGGCGGATGAAAGCTGACAGCGGACTTAAACGAACAGCCTGCTGACGAGCGGGTTTGCGTGCGAAATCAATCATAGAAATAACTCCCTCAGTGCGCTGGCGAGCGCTATCCAGATGAAGAGCCCAATAACTGCTGAAATGACCATTGCTCTGATGCCTTGCTCACTCATTTCAACCCCAGCCATTACGTGGCCAGCGGAACGTTTAAACCTACTGCGCGTTAATAACTCCACCTCATCCGGTGTTTCGTATGCCGCCGGCAGCTACTTCGTGGGCTCCATGCCTGGGTGGTTTGGAATTAGTCTTGGAGATATCATGTTAAGTCTGGGGCTTAATTTTTGTCAAGTCTGA